AGTTAAAATATGTAATATAATATTTTATAAAAAAGCAATAATAGTTCCAATACCAGAAGCCGTAGAAACAAATCATTTCAATAGTGTAAATTATGTAGCTAGAGATGTAGCACTAGTAGAAGTAATAGTTGTTTAGATTAAGAATATTATAAATTGGATGTTGGGTAAAACCTAACATATAAATTTCTACTACCTGTTTGTGGGTCTTCTTCTTCTTTTTCTATTATGCTATTTTTTACAAAGTCATAACATTGCCGGTTCCATGTCAAGAATCCAAATGTTGTATATGGATTTATAATTTTCTCAATATATTCCGATTGCTTTTTGCCTCCAATTTCACTGAAAGCGTAGTTACTTATTAAAAAACTATTATTTTTAAGATTATTAAAATTATCTATCGTAAAACAATTAACTTTTTCAATATTCAACGCATTTAAGTATTTTTTTTGTAAAAGGGATGGTTCTAATAAATCAAATATGGTATAACTATTAATATTAATTTCATATAATGGTGCTATATTATGTATAAAAAAACATAATCCTCCATAACCACCACCTATTTCTATAATATCAATATTATTTAATTTATATTTTTTCATATCTTCTAGAATTAATAAAGAGTGTAGTATATATCTTAAATTACTAGGACTACAAGTCATAAAATTTTTTAATTGATATTTCTTAGTTTTTCCATATGTGTCATTTAAAGTACAAATATTTTTTAAAGTATGAACATTTGATTCATAAAAGGTTTTAAATTTCCTTTTAATTGCATTAAAATATTGTACAGCATGAAAGCCCTGACAATGTTCTAAAACATATCCAAATTCTTTATTATTTTTAAAATTCCATTCTTCTGGATTTAAAGTTAGTTGTGTTTTAATTGCTCTTTGATAGTTTGAATAATCGGGCATTTATATATGTGAATAATACTATAAAAAATACAAATTTTTTGTCTATTTTATTTATTTGCCACCACGGAGGCGAAGCACCAAATGAAGAGTGGCTTCTTTTTGAATATTATAATCAGATAGAGTTCGTCCATCTTCCAATTGTTTTCCTGCGAAAATTAACCGTTGTTGATCGGGAGGAATTCCTTCTTTGTCCTGGATTTTTTGTTTGATATTTTCTATGGTGTCACTTGGTTCTACATCAAGGGTAATCGTTTTTCCTGTCAAAGTCTTTACAAAGATTTGCATATACATTGATAGTTGGTATTTTTTTAAATCGTTTTGAAATATATTAATCCCAACCAGTCCAATATTCATTTATTAAGTAATTAACATCTTTAGATATTGTCGCTGTTTCTTTTTGGATATCAAGAAATAATTCAATTTTTTCATGTTGTTGTTGAAAAGCAGCATCAATTTTTGGCCCCCTTGGAACATTTACTACCGTGGATTTATGTTGCATAATTTCTCTTCCTAATTTTCCCAGAGTCTCATAATTTCTAATAATTCTTGAAAAAGACATTTTATATATAACAAGTCGTTTATTTAAATAATTTACATAAATAAATTATTTAATTAATGATATACTTATCCAAAAGGAAAGTAAAATTACTTAGTTGGAGTATGCAAGACCACCCATACCACTCATTACACGAAGAACATTGTAGTTGGTAGCGTAAACACGAACCTTGGCGGTGGAACTGGCACCGATAGCAGCGGCAGAAACAACCAATTGTAAGGTAGCGTTATCAATTCTGGAGAAGTTACAGGTTCCAGATGGCTGGTGTTCTTCAGGGCGAAGACTGAAGGAGTAAACATTGATACCAGTGTCTGGGGTGCGAGTGTGATGTTGGAATGGTTGAACTAAGTCAAAGTAGGTTCCTTCACGCTCACTGAATCGGTCTTGACCGTTAAGTTGTAACTTAGCAGTAACAACTGGATTTTCACCCCAACAGTGCATGGTAAGAGCAGTTTCTGCCAATACGAATGCGCCAGCATCAGAGACACCATTATTCACAGCAGATGGGAATGCGGCTGCTTCATTTGTTTCTGGGACATTTACACTGTCATTACCAGAGCTGGAGTTAACACCAGCATCTTTGAACAAACCGTCATTAATAACACCGGTATTACCAGCACCATTAACACCATTCAACAAGTTACTACGGGAACTGAAAGCACGGATACTGTTTGGAAGAGCATCAACTGCGTCAGTGTAGTTAAATGGCTGAGCACCCAAAGCTGCGTTAAGAGTGTTACCAGTGACGAAGGAGTCACAGTAACTAACATTAGAGTCAGGTTGAACAACCCAGATAAGTTCTTTACATGGATGATTGAAGTTCAATTTAACTTTGTTGGAGGAAGAACCGATGGATTCATCACCAGTGAATTGAAGTTGTTCAATCAAATATTCATGTGGATTTTGTGCCATGCGTCTTCGTTCATCGGTATCAAGGAAGATGTAATCAACATACAAGGAAGCAGCGACCAATGATTTGGAGTAAGCTGCGGTTGCTTTAACAGTTTCGCCAGCGCCTGATGCGATTTTATCAACAGCGAACAAACATTCATCCATAGGACGCAATTCAATGTTGATTTTCACTTCGTGGTATTGAAGAGCAATCAATGGAAGAGCAAGACCTGGATTACGGCAGAACCAGAATTGAAGAGGAACATAAAGAGTAGTTTCAGGAAGAGCGTTTCTTGGAGCACATACAGCTTCAGGAACGCCAGCAGCACCACAAGCAGTTGCTACATCAGCAAAAGCAGGGTCAGTTAAATAAGTCAATTGAGTAGTATTACCAATCATTGCGTTGTAACCTTTTTCTTGTTCAGAAGTCAAGGTCAATTGGTTCCAGATGTGCATCCAGTCACCATATTGACGGTCAATTCTTTGACCTCCAATTTCTACTTCAACCATAGAGATCATTTGCTCACCTGGACAATCCAACCAACGAGCATAACAAACATCGGTTACTGAACCGTCGTTTTTGTTGATTTCAGGAAGAGTTACTTGTAAATAGGTTCTGTATGCAAGATCACCATTTCTGGAGATAGTGCACTGAACACGACGACCGAAATCAGCTTGGCCGTTAAAGGTTTGTTCAATAGATTCCATTGCGAAGTTAGTGTGTCTTCTGTAGGTCACCTTCCAGAAAGTAATCTGAGGATTCCCAGTCAAATAGACGTCTTGTGCGCCGTAAGCTACTAGTTGCATTAAACCACCACCCATAGTTATACTATTGCTAAAGAAAAAAAAAATTTCATAAATGAATTAATTTATTGATTAATTCATTAATTTATTTTATTAATATCCAGATTCTCAGTCATAAATTTTTTCAAGTAATCGTCTAGATATACCTCCTTTTTACCTCTATGATTTTTAATAAAAATATATTTATTTTCTTTTTTTTTGACCGTCCAACCATCCTCTAAAGCATTATAAATTAATGCCATCTTTTGTATAGTTAAAAAGTTGAAATTTTTTATATCATCGGTGTTTGAAATAATATCCATATATTTTAAATATATGTTCTAATATGAATTATTACGAATAATTTAACTTTATTACAATATTTTAGTTTAAAAATTATTAATCAATATAAATTATATGCCAAATTTCAAACCGAAAGCTAATAAAAAAATAAAAATAAATTCAAAAGCGGTTGTTACCGTTGATACAAAACATAATGAAAAAATGAATGAATTTTTAGATATTAGTAATGTTATTTTGCCAAATTTACTAAAAACACAAAAAAAATTGAAAAAAAATTTGAAAAATAACAAAAATTTGGATGAAATTCTTGAAATTAAAGATAAATTGAAAGATTTGAAAATTGAAATTAAAAATAAAAAAAAAGCAAAAAAAGTATATTTATTAGAAAATTCTAAATATATATTTGAATATTTTGAAAAAAAGAAAAATGTTAGTACGGGAAAATCTAATAAAACCACAGTTTTACATTCATTTTTTGACAAAAAAAAAGATGTGAAATTGGATGTCAAAAATGATGATACAACAAATATTAATAAATATTTAATAAATATTAATGAAAAATTTTTAGATATTAATAATTATGTTGTTAATTATGAAAAATGTAATTACTGTTCCGGTGAATTAATATCTGTAGAACATGAAGGATTAATGATTTGTAATAAATGCGGAAGACAATTTCAATTTCTTATTGAACACGAAAAACCTAGTTATAAAGAACCACCAAAAGAAGTATGTTTTTATGCGTATAAAAGAATTAATCATTTTCGGGAAATTCTTGCTCAATTTCAAGCAAAAGAAACTACACAAATTCCTCAAGAAGTTCTTGATAATATTAAAAATCAAATTAAAAAAGAAAGAATAACGCTGAAACATATGTCAAATAAAAAAGCTAAAGATATCCTTAAAAAACTAGGATATAATAAATATTATGAACATATACCATTTATTAAAGATAAATTAGGTATTAAACCACCTGTTATGTCCCCTGAATTAGAAGATACATTATGTAATTTATTTATGGAAATACAAAAACCATATTCTAATCATTGTCCCGATGACCGTGTAAATTTTTTAAACTATTATTATGTTTTATATAAAATGTGCGAACTATTGGGAGAAATACAATTTCTACCATTTTTTCCAATGCTTAAAGACCCTGTAAAAAGAATAGAACAGGATGAAATTTGGAAAAAAATTTGTCAAGAATTGCGATGGGAATTTATACCAACTATTTAATGTATTTTTCTAATAATGGAATAAATTTTTCCATTTGATATGGTTCTCTATTTCTTATTTTACTTTTATCATCATATATTCTAACTTTTATCATGTCTGCCAATTTAATATCCCTATCCATTGATTTTAACTCTTCATTTGACATTCTTCCTCCCTGAATTTCAAATGTTTTTTTTGATGCTTCTGATAATTTATTATAGTAATTATTTATATTTTTTGTTACTAAATATCTTTTTACATCTGTATGCTTTTCAATTAATTTATATATTTTCTTACTAACACCTATATTTTTTAAATATTCAGATGCCAATTTACCATGATCTTTTACACCATATCCATCCATATCATCGTCTGCTAAAAAATGTCCAATATCATGCAATAAACACGCCAATATAATTTCTTCTTTTTCTTCATTTTTTAAAGCTAATGTCGCACATTGTAACATATGTTTTGTTTTTGTCATTTTTTCTCCATAATATTCCGTATCACCTTTTTTTTTATATAATTCCATAAGTTTTTTCACTTTATCTGACATATAATATAATGAATTTTAAAAAAATAATTTATAAAACTTAATTAAAGATATATTAATTATAACTTTAATGCCGATGAAACTAGCATTTGTAACAGAACCTTACTTTAAATGCTCTTGCAAATATATAATTTCTTATTTTTGGTGTCTATTATTTTTTATTGGATTAGTAATTCTTGTATTTGTTACTGTTCCAGATAATATGTTGAATGCAACTGTAATTAGATTAGCATTTATTTGTTCTTCTTTTTTTATGTCAATACTTTTCTCTAGAATAATGTGTATATGTTTATTAAAAGAAAAAGAAGAAGAAGAAGAAATATTAAATATTAATCAAGAAACAGGTCAAATTGTTTGGTATAATTAAATTATAATATTTAAATAATATTATGATTTTGTTAATTTATTATTTATTTACATACGAGGGAAACCAACTAAGTTAGCACCAATACCGAAACCGGCACCAGATCTTGCACTAACAGCCATGGATGGAACATATGTATCTAATATGGAGAAAGTAGCGGCAGCAGTTAAAGCAATCAATAGAACTTCATCCAAATTTAATGATTTTTTTGGGATAGCATAAGCTGCGATTGCTACCATAATACCTTCTACCAAATATTTTACAGCACGGCGAACCAATTCACCTAAATCTAATACATTACCTAAACTTTCAAGCATGTTTATAAATAATGAATAGAAAAAAATATTAGTGATGAAAAAAACTTAAATACAGTATTTATATAAATAATATAATGTCAGCGTTTCCTAAAAAGGATGATCCTAAATATGTTGATTTGTTAGAAGAAGACAAGCCCATTTCCGGTCAAAAATTTGTTTGTGTTAGTTTTGTTTCGCCAGAAAATATATTAAAGCAAAAAAATATATTTTTTTTTGAAGAATTCCTAAAACATTACGATTTGTCTAAATCTGTTGAAAGATTTACCCAATTCATGAATTTCATTTCTTATAAATATTCTATTGATTTTGAAACAATAATGACTGATTTTCAAGAATTTCTTAAAAGTCAGAAAGAAGAATTTCAGGAAGGTAAATTACGAGACGACTATAAAACTTTTCTTGATAATAATGAAGATAGATTACAAGATGAATTCTCTAAAAAACATGATTTTACAACTAGTGTTAGAGGTTTAAAAGTTAGAGGATGTTACAGCACACAAGAAGAAGCTGAATTAAGGTGTAAAATGTTAAGAGAAATTGACCCCAACCATAATGTATATGTGGGTCCAGTAGGATTATGGATGCCTTGGGAACCCGAAGCTTACAAAACTGGTAGAGTTGAATACTTAGAAGAACAACTTAATGAACTTATGAGTGAAAAAAATAAAAACGAATCTAGAGCTAAACAAGCTTTTGAAAAACGCGTTTTAGAATCTAGAAAACAAGCCATCGCGGAAAATGTTAAAATTGCTAAAGAAACTGGTAACAAACTTACTCAAAATGTTGATAAAGAAGGTAATCTTGTTGGTGTCAATAACACAATTGAAGATAATCTTAAAAAATCCGGTGATAATGTTAGTTCAGCCGATATTCGTAAAGAATTATTTGAAAGAGAAAACAATGTAGGTTGGACTGAAAAAAAATAAATAAATTGATATAATTTTTTATATTTACATATTATATCAAATATGGTTGAAAATAAAGAAAAAGTAACTAAAATTACACCTAAAAATGATAATTCTGAAAAGAAAAAGAAAAAGAAGAAAAAGAAGAAAAAACAAAGTTATAAAGATATGATGGCTGCTATAATGAAACCAAAAATATCACCCGAAGAAAAATTAAAATTAAAACAAGACGATATGATGGAGAATGCTCTTGGTGGTGGAAGTTTCAAAAAATTAGAAGTGATCTAATTTGAGATCCAAAAAACTTAAATTGATATTAAAATATATTATTTTTTTATATCAAAAATTATATTGAAGATGATGAAGAAACAAACACAAACTACTTTAATTGATGTCTCAAAAGTAACTCCAGATATGTTAATATATTCTCAGGAAATTCTTGAGTTTGAAAAAAATCATAAAGGACAATGTAAATTACCCGGTAATAAATCAAAAAAAGGCGTGGCTTACGCGGCTATGTCCAACAACCTACAAAACCATTTTGACATAACAAGGGCAGAAGAGCTTCTCATCATGGCGGGACATACGACTAGTGCCCCAGACCAAGCCTTTCGTCATATGATCCAAGATGGTTTTGCTAAACGAGAACTAGGCAACGGGCTTTATGCTTTTGTCTATCCATATGAAATTTCCGGTAAATATAAAATGAGAAAAGGTTTTAAGTATAATGGTTCGGAAGAAGAGAAAAATAAACATATTGAATTAATTAAAAAAGATATTCAAAAAAATTATATTGATATACCAAATGAAAAATGGCAATTAGGTCATAAAAATCCAGACACCGACGATAGTAGCAATTCAAATTTAGTATTGCAACCACCCATTCAAGGAAGATATAGAGACGATTATATTTTCCTTGATACTTTGACAAAAAGTCCTACTCCGAAAAAATTTATTAGAGATATAAAAAATGGTAAATCGCCATATACGAAACAACAGCTTAAAGATATGAGAGATTATTTACTAACATTAGACCTCTGAAAGTCTCGCTAACGCAATATTATAATACTCTTGATTTATTTCATACCCTATACATTTTCTATTTGTATTTTTACAAGCTAAAGCAGTTGTTCCACTACCTAAAAACGGGTCTAATACTAATGAACCTTTTTTACTAAATAATTTAACCAGATGTTCCATTAATGCTATAGGTTTCACAGTAATATGCGTATTCCCTTCACCTTTTTCTTTTTTATTTGGTTTTGCCACTAAGAAATTTTTATCGTATATTTCATGAAATTCTTCGGTTGTTATTATATTTGCCGGAACTCTATCACTATCTTTACCTACTTTTTGCGAAAAATCTAATAATCCTGTTTTATATTTTACTTCATTTTTAATAAATGTCATCTTTTTTTCCAGAGGCTTCATTGCTACACATATAGGTTCAAAACAAGATTTTATTTGTGGAGTTTTATAATCTTTATATTCTTCTATTAATTTTAGCTTTTCTTCTTCACTTATTTTCATTTTTTTTATTATATGGGTAACCGACATACCTTTTGGCATACTTTTCGTATAAGTCCAATTTATCATATCTCTGATTTCAAATCCAGCCATTTCACAACCCATAGCAATTGCGTGATATAGTCTAGGAGATGAAAATGATAAAAAGAAGGCACCGGGTTTCATTTTTTTAAATAAAATTTCAGACAATTTCATATAATATTCATATAACTGTTTTACTTGTTTTTTATCAAATTTCATACCTTTTGGTAAATGTTTAATATGACTATTCTTTTTATCATCTTTTATATCTTTTGAACACCATTTATTATCCAATTTATCTATGAAATATGGAGGGTCTGTTATAACGCAATCAATAGTATTATCTTTTAATTTTTTTAATTCTTTCAAACAATCATTATTAACAATATTTATATTTAATGATTCTTCTTTTTCCAATATACTTGTCATTTACTTGTATTAATAAATAAATTACTTTAATATCAATTTATTTATTAGATTGTTCATGTTCTATTTCTTCGCTGGGAGAGATTTCCAATTTGTGATTAAACTCTCCCATTTGTATATGTAAAGGTCTTTTTCTCATAATTCTACCTATAGGTGTTTGTTTATAACAAAATGTTCTAATACTTTCCCGTGTATAATAGATGAAAACCATAAATTGTAATGTAATTATTGAACCAAATATAATTATTATGAATAATAATAAGTGGTATGTATCTTTTTTCATTTCAATTGACGACGCATTTAATGATTTATAGTCAGCATTTTC